TACCAATCTGATTATTTAATTGATTCAACCGGGTACGGTCATTTTCTGCATCTACAAGTTTTAGTTCCGTGCCACTGCCCAAAAAACGTTCAAGAATACCGTCAATTTGTTCGTATATATATTGCAACTGTTGAACACGAAGTTTACTTTTTTCAATAGCCTTATCAAGCTTTTTGTCATGTGCTTGTGCTATCTTCCCAATCCAGTTTACAGCTTCACCGGCAGCGGCAGCAATACCACCAACTATTCCACCTTTGGCGAATCCCTGCCCGATATTGCTTATAGAAGACATGGCATCCTGCACATTACCCATCGTGTCGGCCATACCCTCATTGCCCAAAGCATCGAACATGGAAGACATCTGTCCTGCAAAATTGCCGACAAGATCAGCACTTTCAGCGGCACTTTCTCCCAACCGTCCGATTTTCTTTTCCAGTTTGTCGCTGTCTTTTTCAGAAGTAAAAAGTTCTTTTACATTCTTCGCTAAGGTTTTGAATGGATTTACAGCCAACTGTGCATCTTGCAACTGGGGGATGGCTTTTATCAATTTATCCAACAAAGAATAAGCACCCTTAACATTTTCAATACTACCATCATCTTTCGTAAAAAAAGAAGTAAATCCATTGGGCTTTCCATCGCTATCATAGGAAACCTTTGCATTATTCTTGATTTCCCTTGCGATACGTTCAGCCTCTTTCAAATCAGAGAATGAACGTTGCTCTTTATCTCCAAATATTTTCTCCCATTCAGGTAACAATTGTAATAAGGTCGATTTTAATTCAATCAGCTTCTTATTATATTCATCAAGATAAGCCTTCTGAACATTGTTTAGACCTGACGTATCACCAACCAACTCCCCATTTTTTCCGACACTTAATCCAGTCTTTGATGCGTACTGTTCACTTAATATTCGTATCTTTTCTATCGTTGATCTTGCATTGGCAATAACCTTTGTATCATCAAGTGCAATACTTACCTTATCTTTCTCAAATGCCTCTTTAGCATCCTTCCACACCTTAAAAAATTGCTTATATAATGGGCTGTCTTTACCTCCTAATATACTTTCTGCTTCATCGTCACTCAAAGTGAATGGAAGATCAACAGCCTTTTCTTTGAGTTTCTTTTGTACTGTATCTATTAAATATTGCGCTTCATTCTCATAATCAGTCAAAAAACCAAAAGCATAAGTTGAAGCATCCTTCTTACTTGCACCGGCATTGACAAGCTGCTTGTATATATCCCATTTCTTTGAAACATCAGATACGTACCTTTCAAGTTCTTTTGCGGCCTTATCCGAAGCTTCTTTCATAGCGTTGGCATCAATATCCGCAATGACTTTCCGTATGGAAACTTTCAAGTCCCTACGAACTTCGGTCTTATCGTCAAGCTGGTTAAGAATCTTATTCAATTCATCTCGATAATTTCCAATATCCACCGGTTCTTTACCTTTAAATAAGGAATCAAAAATACCCGATTCTTTAACCTTGCTGGCAGCTTCTCCCTTTCCAACAATGTCAGTCCACTTCTTATATTCAGAATATGCCTCCTTTAGTAAGTTTACCCGTTCTTTCAATCTTTCGGCAAAGGCATCCTTTTTGCTCTTATCCTTATTTGGATCAGTGAGGGAAAAACCGATTTCTTTAGCTCCTTTCTCACCGGCTTGCATTGTATCGAAAGCCTTTTTATAATCTGATACAATTTGCTTCTGCCAGTCGGGAAGTTTTGACAAGTCAATAGCTCCAATACCTGACAAATCTATTCCGGCTTTAATCAATACCGGCTTCAATTGATTTGTTGTCTCTTTAGCTTCCTTATACGCTTTTTGTACTCCTTCAATAATTTTCTCTGAATCCGTAGAAACCTTTATTTGGGCTTCAAATTGCCCATCTGTGGCTTCATTGAACTTTTTCTGCAAGTCTGACAAGCTCTGAATAGTTTCCGTATATTCAGCATTAATCTTGATATTGAATTGCTTTTCAAGAATCTCACCATTAAGAAATTTTCGTATATCTACCGGCATTTCTTTAAATTGATCCAAGAAAGAACTTATATCCAAACCGATAGCTATTCTTTGAGCGTCACTCAAATTGTCTAAATTCCAACCGGCAGCTTGTAATCGTGACTTATATTCAGATATGAAACTCTGCATATCCGGTGATACTTCTTCCTCAAAAACACGTTTAGAGTTTTTCCATGCCTTCCGTAGCTGAAAAATATCATCCCTATATCCTCCCGTGAAGGGTAACTCATTATTCAAACTGGCTAATGCCTTGGGATATTCTTTGATTATATCCAACTGCTCTTTCAATGATTTGCCCGAAGCGACTTTAGCAAAATCATCATACTTGGCTATAACTTTCTGCATGGCAGTATAATACTCTATATAGCTACCAGCCATACGGTCTATAATCTTGTCTATATGCTTCTCTGCCTTGATGTAGTCTTCAATATTTTCACTAAAGCTTTCGTCAAAATAACCATCAGTAGCATCATTCGCATATTCAGATGTACCTCTTATGGCATTCAACAATTTATAAGCCTCTTTTGTATCATTCAAAGCATTCCGAAGCAATATATATTGTTCTGCAAGGCTTTTAACCGTATTTCCTTCATCATCAGTCTTAAACGTTTCATTAAAAGTGTCTGCCCAAACTGGAGAATAATCCTTTAATGCTGTTTTCATTTCTTCAATAGAAGAAATCAGTGAGGCATCATTCGCCTTAAAAGGATCAACATCAGCAAATTTTTGAGCTTCTTTCGTTAAATTCTTGAAACCGTCTTGTGCTCTTGTTGTCAGCTCGGAAATACGCTCGTTCATTTCGTCAGCCTTTTGCCCGGACTTATACCATAATTCAGTAATGGCAAAAAGTCCAGCGAACAAATACATGTATGGATTGAACAAACCCTTAAAAGCAGTCCAAACTTGTTTGGCTCCATAACTAAGCATTGTCATTGCCACACGAGCTTTTCCAGCTGACATAGCCACTTGAAGTTCAGCTTTTGATATATTAAGTAATTGGGTAATATGTCCTGCCTGACCTGATTTAATTTTCCCAAGTGTTATCAACCTCAACGCTTGTTCTTTGTTCAATGCGCCACTAACAGCCAATGCCCTCCATTCTGCGGTAGTCATAGCATTTCTTGAAGCAATCAATCCTTTTTCAGCGGCAGTTAAAGTGCGGTAATTGGAAGCCATCACTAAATCCGCTGCTGTTTTCTGTTTAGCTGCGAGTGTTCCTTTTATTAATGTAGCATTTGCCACTCCCATGGCACGTGATCCTGCATAAACCGCAACCCGATATGTTCCAAACGCAGCTGTGGCCGCTGTTATAAAAGGTACAACTTCTTTCCAATTTTGAGCAAGGGTGGTAAGGCTTTCGGCAGTCCATTTCAATGTACTACCCATTGACTCCGCAATATCACCAAGCATAATGTCAATCGCATCAGCCAAGTTCTTCCATTTGGATTTGACTGATTCTGAAAGAACTTCCTGCATGTTATGAAACATGCCACCATCATCCGTAAGTTCCCAAAGAACATCTTTTACGTCCTCAAACGTAACCTTCTTTTTCGAGATCATATCAAGCACTTCACCGGCACTGACAATACGGCCTTCCAACTTACTGAATCGTTCAGCCAGTTTATCCACCATAGGAATGTTCGCTTCCGTTAATTGTCTTAATTCCGTACCCTTCAAAAATTTAGCAGCCTTTATCTGACCGTAAGCCAATATGATACGCCCCATATCAACACCTACACCGGCTGATATATCAGCCAGCCTTTTCATGGTATCATACAATTCATTGTATGGTATAGAATATGCGGAAAGTTGCTTGGCATACTGATTCAAATCCATAATCCCGAACGGAGAAGCAACAGCCAGTTTCTTAATCTGATTGAATATGGTTGTAGCTTTGCCTTCATCTTGCAGGATAGAGGCCATTGCTATTTTCTGATTTTCCAACTCACCACCAATATCAACCACCGCACGCAAGAAATTTTGTGCCGCATAAATGGAGTATAACCCTAAAAATTCATTTCTAAGCTGTCCGACAATACTCAACTGGCTGTTCATTGCTCCATTCATATTGAGAGTGGCTGTCATGTGCCGTCTTGCTGCATTGGCTGACCTCTCACGGGCATTAGCCAAATCCAGTTCAGCTTTGGCGGCACGTGCGGCTCTTTGTCGCGCAAGCTCACGTGCGGCTGCGGCAGAAGCCTCCGCTTTGGTTTGGATGGCGGCGGCTTTGGCGGCACGTAAATCACTTGCTGTAAAGTTCGTATTCAAACCGGCGGCTTGCAAAGCTGCACGGACGGCTTGTGTGGTACTGGCCTTATCCACCACCACATTGATCTTAAACTTCTCACTTTGAAGCAAAGTCTTCATATCACCAACCAACTTCTTCTTGTCAAAACCCACATCAAGTTTTGCCTGCAAATCTTTAGTGATTTCCGCTTTCAATTTTTTACGTTGTTCCGCTGTCTTATCACGGAACAGTATATCAAAATATAAATTACCGAGATCAGCCATATATTATTGTGTTTGTGCTACTTATAATCATTAATGTTAATTGCTGTTTCTCCATTGCCATACTTATTTTTCCAGCGTTTGGCAGCATCCTCTATTTCGCTTACGGAAGGGGATTTGAAGTTCTTCGTATCGTGCTTCTTTTCCTTGTTGTCCTTGTCACAATCTGTAACCACAATAGACACATCCATTGCCAATAGTTCAATTTGTGCATTTGTAAGTACCCAATAAATACCAAACAAGGGCTTGCTTATTGGAATCCCAAATACTCTCAAAGGCTCTGTCAGCCACGGATAGGACTTGCCTATTTCCCACGTTTGTCCGTAGCTGGTTCGTGAAGGATATGCTCTGCTTCCTCTTTTGTCATTGTCATCATCGTGTCCTTCATCGCGGTCAGATATATGGTAGCAGTCAAGTAGTCTTCCACTGGAATTTTTTTTTTGCCGACGGCTATAACCTTCATCAGCTCATGATCTCCATATTGTTTGATATAAAAGAACCATCGCCACAAGAAAGGATAGAAGAACTTGATCTTCCAATATCCGTTCAAAATGATAGCGGCTGCACATTGGCAACTGATCTTATCATCATTCCCCGATTTCTGCATGGTACTGGTGAATTTGCGTATAGTCCCTCTTTTCAGCCATGAAATACCATATTTCTTTCCTCGGACTTCCACATAGTCCACACTGTCTTCCAACACATCATTCAATAGCCTTTCATCCTCCGGTGTAGGAAGTGTTATGTCATTCTTCTTTGTCATATTTTATCATGTTTTATACGAAAAAAGGTGGTGGCCGGTATCAAGTAGCTCACCACCTTTTCGCTGATATGAATTTTGCAAAGTGTTATATCCTAAGTTTTTTATTCGGACACTTTTTTACGTAAAATGTAAATAGAGGCACCCTTAGCATCATTCAACGGAGAAACAGATACATTAAAGTACCCCGGCTTATCCTGCTCGCTGACGAAGTTGCTATACCCCTCAACATTCGGTAAGAACAAGGCTGTTTGACGGTCTTCACTACGCATGAAGAGTCCTCCGATTACTTTCTTCGGTTCGATATTGTAACCTTCACCTTCATAAGTCTCACCATCAATGGTAGCAGTCATAGTCACCGTTTCCGCTTTCTTGTTCAGTAACAAGTCATTGATCTTTCCTGCCACGGAAGGTACTTGAAACTGAATATCGGAATCTCCAGCATTAGCAATAGAAGTCCAAGTTGCTCCGGTTGTCAACTTGATCTTGGAAACATCGGCAGCTCCGGTATCAAATGTAACTCCGTCAGAGAGTACCGGCAGCTCCATATCAAAAGCCGCTAAAGTTGCGAGGTCACTATTGACTTTGGACACATAATAAACCTCCTTCATCTGATTAAAGAGCACCTTTAACTCTTCCAGTTTGGTAGTAATAGAAATCTCTGCCATAATCGTATCTTTTTAAGTTTGTGTCATTTGTTTATTATTAGCTTCGCTTGTATTATTAAGGAATGAAAACCGAGTCCGTCATTTCCTCCGGGAAGCAATCGTGGACTTACAGCTGAAAACAATTCCGTCACTATTGGAAATTTTGAAACCACTTCCATTTGCATTTCATCCAAACGGACTGTATTCTCAATACCGTTTGAGCGATCATGCGCAAAAACGTTTATCTGACAGTAAGTGTCTTGGTAGGTACTTCCTTTATCTTGGATAGTTTGTGGCAACCGAATAACAACAAAGTCCTTCATCGCCTTTTGTTCAGCAGCCGGACGATCTGTTATGAAAACCTTTTCACCAATGCCGGTTACTGCATCAGCGATTTGTTTTAATATATCCATACGTCTATAAACTGTCCGTCCCATCATTTCATTGGTTTAAAGTTCTTGAATAATGTATTTTGTGCCCTTTGAAATGTTCCGGTCAGAACATCTGCATTTAACACATTCTCCAAATAGGTTGAATATTCAGTACCCGTGCACATTACTATCTCAAATCCTTTACGTGATTCCGACTTATATCTTTTCAAGAAATCAAAGGAGGATGCTTCGCCATAACCTTTATCAGTTTCTATTGTTCCAGTAAAACGTCTGTTCTGATTATCATAACTGACACCTACAAATGTTTCACCTTTAGTCAGTTTTACTCTCACCGGTTGTTTCATTGAATCTCCACTACAAACGAAATAGGAAAATCTACCGTCCATGAATAATCCGCACGCATAACTGGTTATTGTATTACCCGTAAGATTCCGAAAGCCTGACTTGTTATCAAGTGCATCTTGGATAAGTTCTTCACAGCATTTAGTCAAGACATCAAAGATATATCCTGAAACAAGCTCCTTTGCCTTCCTTATTCCTTCATCAAACAATACTTCATTGCTCCGGTTATCCATGCGTTAATTTTTTGCAAGATTGAAATACACAGTTGTTCCCAAATTTCCGGCATAGCTATCAGTAACCATACATTGAGTGAAAGTGCCTTGTCTGTCCGTGACATCTATCAGATCACCGGCCAATATTCCTTCAACAATTCCGGGAAGGCTCAACAGATAATCGCTCTTTATCACATTATCGGTTTTGAATGTCCGCAAATTTGTACTACCTTCCTTTCGGCATATACCTTCATACAAGATCACCTTCTCACCATCACTGAAAGAATCCTCACCTATAATTCGGTAAACAGTACATTTGTGCGGATGCCGTGGATTATTTACTTTCATACTCAAAAATTGACTATTCTGATTTTAGTGCCCTTTACAACTTCTTCATCCCATTTCTCATACAGTTCTTTCGCCATTTCACGGAGTTGCCGCTTGTCGTATGCACTGGTCTGCCAACCACCTTCCTTATGCTTCCATCCCCCGTCACTGTCTTCGGTATCATTCTTACTGCTTGGAGTGCTTGCACACCACATGTAAATATCGGCAGTGGCAAGATCAAGCTGCCTTTCGGTCAGTTCACTTACCATTGTTCCAAAAGCGATTTTCCGCTTGACAAGAACCCTTTTGAGGGCGTTGTCCGCTATTTCATAAGCAGTTGCGCCACTCAAAAAGTCCTCAATGGTCATATCTTCCGTATGAGAAAGTTCCTCATTCATTCTTGCATGAATTTAAGAATTACACAGTTACAGTAGAGATGAACATATACTGTGGCATTCTCGGCACACACATTTGGGCGGCTTCACTTTCAATATAGATTGAATGTGTTTCAGGATTGGCTCTCTGTGTCAGTTTCAAGCGTCCACCGTCATAAGAAGCAACCTTGTTTGCCTCATATCCCAAAGTCAAAGGCTCCACACCTTGAATAGTACCGATCTGACCTACTGGTATAAAGGCAATATTGGTGGCCTTGAAGTTCTCCACTTGTTCAGTGATAAGATCAGGTTGTCCGTCCGCATCCTTACCGGGCTTGTCAACAAAAGCATAGCTGTCACGTGGCACGATTTCATCCACCTTAACCAGTTTCTTGAAAATGGCTTTCAGGCGGTCTTCATCTTCATTCTGTGCATTGGCAATAACCGTACTATCATCCGTCACAGTCGGATAGAGGGAATGGCCGATACGTTTAAGAACCGCGGTATGAGTCATTAAATCATCCCATAAGTCCTGCGCCAGCTCCATCCTGATCTTGCCCAAATAATGATATTTGCGGCGAATCTCTTTCACTCTGTTCTTTATATCCATAATCGGATCAGAGGCAGAGCCTTGATTTGCCGGAATATGT